CTCTCCCACTTGGCACTGATGCCGCCAATCAGGCCGTCGATGATGGCCTTACCCTTGTTGGCGGCGCCCGCAGGCAGGGTATCGAAGAAGGCCCAGATCTCGTTCCAGTGCATGATCAGCATGCCGATGGGGGTCCAAGAGAAGAGCTCTTTCAGGAGTTCCCAGAAGGCGAGAGCAGGGGCTTGGCACTGGGCCCATAGGTCGCAGAACCACTTGGTAACCCCATCCCAATGTTTGTAGAGCAGGTAGGCCCCGGCCGCGATTGCCACAATCCCCATGATGAACCAGCCGATCGGGGTGGTGAGCATGGCAATGCCGAGCCTGGCCATGCCCATAGTCAGCGCCTTGATGAAGGTCAGCAGCGGGCCGCCATAAACCAGCAGGGTTGAAAGCCCCATCTTGATGGCAGCCAGTGGCCCCAGCAGACCGGCCACAATCAGCAGCAGCGACCCGCCAGCGGCAGCCGCTACGGCGGTGACTGCCGCAATACGGGTCAGGGTCGAGGTGAGCTCTGGGTTGGCCCGCATCCAGTCGCCAGTGACCTGGATGATCTCGGTGACGCGCTGGATAATGCCGCGCAGTGGGCCGTTTTCGGTCTCCATCATCTGGATCCCTACGTCATCCCAGGCTGAGGTGAGGTTGTCCAGGTCGCCGATGGCGTTATCGGCCATCACCTTGGCGACCTTGCCCGCTTCCCCCTGGGTTTGCTTCAAGGTGGCGATCAGCTCCTGCAGCTTGCCGGAACCGGCCTGCTCGGTCAGCACGGTCAAGGCGGCAAATGCCTCTTCGCCGGCGATGGCCTTGAAGTAGCCCGAGCGGGTGGCGTCCCCCATCTTGCTGGTTTTCTTGTAGAGCTCGTCCAGGATATCGGGCAGCGAGCGCAGGTTGCCCGCCGCATCGGCGGTCTTGACGTTGAGGGCAGCCAACGCATCGTTCGCCGCCTTGGGCGGAGAAGCCAACCGGCCAAGAATGGCGCGGATGGCAGTCCCGCCCATGCTGCCCTGAATCCCTGCATCCCCCAGCTTGCCCGCCATGGCGGAGGCGGTTTCAAGGTCGACCCCGAGCCCTGCCGCCACCGGCCCCACGTATTTCATGGTTTCACCCAGCATCTGCAAGTCGACGTTGGCGCGGGTGAAGGTGCCGACCATCACATCCCCCAAGCGGGTCATCTGGTTGGCTGGCAGCTTGAAGCCGGTCAGGATGTTGGACCCGATATCGGCAGCAGCGGCAATCTCGACGCCGCCCGCCTTGGCGATATCGAGCACCCCTGGCATGGCGTCACGGATTGCCTTGGGGGTGAAACCGGCCATGGCCAGAAAGCCCTGACCCTGCGCGGCTTCGCCCGCCGTGAAGGCGGTATTGGCGCCGAGCTCACGCGCCTGAGCCCGCAGGGCGGCCAGTTCGTTGCTTTCTTTGCTCAACCGGGTGATCGCCTGCACCTTGGACATATCGACATCAAAGCCCATCGCCTTGCCCGCGATATTGGTGCCCTTGTAGATGGCAGCGGCCCCGGTGGCTATGCCCGCAGCGCCATAGCCCGCTAGAGTGCCGCGCATCGACATGGTTTTGTCGTAGTTGGCTTTGATCTGGTTGAGGCGCTTTTGCTGGTCGGCCAGTTGCCCCAGCTTGGCCCGTTGCTGGTCTAGCTGGCTGTTGGCGGCGGCAAGGTCGCTTTTGAGCTGGCGCTGGTGCATGCCCAGCTGTTTGGTGTTGATGCCTGCCTCGCCCATGGCCCGTTTCAGGCTGTCATGACGGGCGACCATTTCCCGCTCTTGTTGGGAGAGGTCGCGCACCTTCTGCTTGGCTTGCTCCATGGCGCGGGTCATGGCCTTGGTCGGTTGCTCGACCTTGGCGAACTGCTGGGCCATCTGCTGGGCGTCGCGCTGGGCTTGGGTCAGTTGGGCGCGGGTTGCGCCAATTTGTTGGCCGAGGGTGCGATAGCCATCAATCTGGCCGCTCTGGGCTTCCAGCTCCTTGATGCGCTTTTTCGTGTCGACCAGGTCTTTGGCGGTGATGCGGCTCTGGCCGCTGGCTGCCTTGAGGGGGGCGGTGAGCTTGTCGATGCCATTAAGCAGGATTTGAAGTTTGAGTGGGTTCATTGTTGTTCTGCCCCGTTGATGCGGTTGTGAGTCTCAACGAGGCGTTGGTGCCAGCCCATCAGCTCGCTGATCTCCATGACTGCCATCTCGGACGGCGGCCAGTGGGCGATGATGGCCAGATCGGCCATCACCTCGTCTACGCAATGAGGTAGGCCATTCTCTTCGGTACCAAAAAAGCGCTTACCTCGCTGCCCAGCTGCATCAGGTCAGCCGGATCCATGTTGCCAATCTCGGCTTCGGTCAACATGGGGGTGGTGATGCGGGGCAGCAGTTTGGTGAGGGCGTTGACGTCCATCTGCACCACATCGGTCATATTGAGGCCGCGCATTTCGCCCGCCTTGGGCTTGCGCAGCTGGATCTCGGTGAGGGTGGTGTCGCCGCGCTGGATGGCTTGGTCGAGGGTAACGGTTTTGTTTTCCATGGTGTCGGTTCCTGGTGATGTGGTGAGGGCGGCACTTATTGGTTGGATAAGGACCGCCCATTGGATGAGAGAAGGGGTTAGAGGCCGAGGGCTTTGCGGTGTTCGGCCATGCGGTCGATGCCATCGGGGCCGATCTCAATCATGTTGATGAGGTCGATTTCATGGATCACCTGACCGTTGATGGTCTCCTTGTAGTAGGTGTTGACCATGCCGACCTTGGCCTGGGAGTTGTCACCGGCCTTGAGGGTACCGCGGTCGAGCTCCTTGAAGCGGCCACGGCAGATGATCTCGACGGGTACCACCTCGGCGGTGTCATCGCCCTGTACCGAGCCGGCAAAGCGCACCATGGTGCCGTCGGCCTTGGGTTCCCCCATGCAGCGCAGCAGGGGCTCGCCATAGCCGCCGAAGGTGAACGAGACATCGAGGGCGCTGTCATCGAATCCCATGTCGATGTTGACGGCGCCGCCCATGCCGCCGCCGCGATAGGCTTCAAACTTGCGGGTCAATTTGGCCGGGGTGAAATCTTCCGCTTCACCCACCCAGTTCTCGCCGTTGAGAAAGACGTTCAGGCGTTTGAGTTTGCGTGGCAGTGCCATGGGGGCTCCTTATGCTGCGGCCGCGACGCGGGCGCCGAAGTCGATCAGGTAGTGGTCGGTGATGCGCTGGATGAAACCGAGGTCTTCGAGCGGTGGCACCGGGGTGTAGTTGTAATCAATGCGCAGCTTGCCCGCCTTGAGGGTGTCCTTGTCGTTGAGCTCCTCGTTGTACCAGCAGTCAAACCCGAGCAAATATCCGCCGTTCACCAGCTCGCGGCCCTTGGCCTTGATCCCTTCGACGATGTCTTTGACCAGGGAAGGGTGCAGCGGCTTATCGTTGGCCCACATGTGCGCCTCGGCCATGGTGTCAGCCAGGATCTGGGCGGTGCGGGTGTAGTTCTCGAAGGCGAACAGGGGATCATCTGAGCAAGTGCGGTTGCCCCAGTAGCGAAAGCCGTCAGAGCGGATCAGGGCGGTGACTTCGTTGGCGTTGAGCAGGCCGACCTCGGTGTCGGGGTCTTGCAGATCCCAGAACAGGTTTTTGGTGATGCCATCGACCCCGGTCACGCCGACGTTCGACAGGGTCTTGTGCCAGCCAATCTCTTTGTCGATGAGCGCCCTCATGGCTGCGGCCTTGAGGCAGGCATCAAGCTTGATGCTGGCATTGGTGGCAACGTCCCACGCGGTCCAGTCGGCATGCACCAGCATCAACTCACGGCTGGAGACGTTTTCACGGTAGGCCAGCGTGGCTTCGACGGTCTCTGCGATGGTCGGCACGTAGGCAAAGGCGCGCAGCTTCTTGGCCATGCTCGCCAGCGCAGTGGAAACCGGCAGGGTGCAGTTGTCCGGCACGCAGAGGATGCGCGGCTTGACGCCGGTGGCCGGGGTGGCCCGCTCCAGCGCCTTGAGGCCGGTATAGCTACCATCGGGCTTGATGGTGCCGATGATGTTGCTGGTGAGGGCCGCCGCGTCAGCCCCCTTGGCTACGCGCACGGCGATAACGATGGTGTTGACGGTGTCATAGATGGTTTGCAGCGATCGCTTGAGGTTCCCCTCGCTGCCCGCCTTGGCGATGGCTGCCGGCAGGTTGGCGATCAGCACAGGCTTGTCGAGGGGGAAATAGGTGGCGTCGGCGTCTTCGCTGGTGCAGACCATGCCGATCACCGCCGTGGCGACGGTGCGGATGGTACGGGTACCGTCGGTCGCTTCGACGACGCGCACGCCGTGGTGGAATTGGTCCAGTGCCATAGGTTCTCCTGTTGTCCGGACGGAGCATTCTTTGCGTAGGTAATGCAGGTGATGTGAACAGGGTCAGGATGCAGGGGCAGGGGATCGCAGGCGAGCGGCGGCCAGTGTATCTGGCGTGGATACACTGGATGGGCGGTGACAACGGGGTAACGGACGGCAGTAACGACACACCCCGCACAAGGCGGGGTGTGTCGTTAGATGACCTTGTCCGGTTCGGTTGGCCACTGCGGCGACTCTGGCCAGCCGGCTTGCTCCGGCACCAATGTCAGCTCGTATCGGTAACGCTGCCAGTCGGCCAGCAACTGGATGTGCTCTGGCTTGGCATAGCCGCCATCGACTGCGGGCTGAAGGGTAGCAATGGTCTGATTTGCCAACGTGAGGCAGTCTGACAGACGCGCTTGCGCGCTATCTTCAGGAGAGACTTCCGTTGCTGAGGGTGGTGTGATGTTGTTACCTGAGACGACCCATCCAGGCATCACATCATCGCAGCATGCTATCCAGTCAAGCGCTTCATAATAGCGGCCAGAGGGGTCAACCTCGGTGGTTTCCATGACGACATTCTTTTCGATTCGTGCCCACATAATTTACCACTCCACAATGACTATACCGTTTAATCCATCTTGGCCAGCAGCGCCCTGATTACCTGTTACCGTGGCGCCGCCATTTCCCCCTCTACCCAATGAGGCGAGGGCTGTTCCACCTTGTCCTTGGCCCACAGACCCCCCTGCTGCGGAAGGCGCGGAAGCAATCCCGGCTGAACCATGGCCACCATAACCATCAATATCGCCGCCGGAACCTAACCCGCCGCCGCCTCCTGCACCACACATCGAAGAGGTGGACCCACCCACAGCGGAGTTGCCCGGGCTACCGCCGGTGGCACTGCAAAACGTGCCAAATGAACTGGTTTGCCCGGGGGAGGCGGCAACAGTCCCATTTAGTGCCCCTTTACCCCCTGTTCCGATCGTGATGGGAATACTGTCTCCCGGGGACACGTTGACCAACTTTTTGGCATATCCCCCTGCGCCACCCCCGCCACCGCTGGCGTTGTAATTGGCGGATGAGTTGGCTCCACCCCCGCCGCCGCCGGCACCGACCACAGTGACCAGGACTTTATACACGCCGGTTGGAACCACCCAGTGGGTCACGCCCACCTGTTTGAAGGTTGCGAGCTGCTTTTGAATGCCCACCTTTGCCAGTTTCAAGGCAGTGACGAATTTGGCGTCATCGGTACCGGCGTTCACCTCTGCCTGGGTGGCGATCTGTGCCTTACCTTTCACGGCTTCACTGGCGTTGGCGATGGTTACCGCCCCGGTCATGCCATCCACCGATTGCACCGAGTCGGTCGGGGTGAGCAGTTCTTGCCAGTTGGCCAGGGTAGCAGCGCCCGCTCCCCGCAGGATGAAGCTCTTGTTGAGGTCGGTACGTACGGCGATATCCCCGACCTCGGCAGTCAGGGCCAGCATGGCGGCCTGGGTGTTGACGACAAAGGTGTCGGTGATGGCCGTGGCCGGGATCTGATTGACGGGGACCTTGCCACTTCCATCGAGCGTCGCCACCCCATTGGCTGCGCCTTTTTGTGCGCTGGGAACCGCATCGGTGATGCCATAGCCCGCCAGGGTGGTGGGGTTGCTGCCAGCGGTGATGTTGCCCTTGGCATCGACGGTGACCGAGCGATAGGTGCCCGCCACCACTCCTGAGTTTTTATAGGTGGCGGTGATGGTGATGTTGCCGCTGCCATCAAATGCCGCCTGACCGGTCACATCACCCGCCAGGGTGATATTGCGGGCGGTGCTGAGCTTGTTGGCCTTGCCCGCCGCCGTGTTGCCCCCTTCGATATCATCGACGTGTTTTTTCAGGTAGGCGGTACGGTTGGCAAGCGCTTGTGCTTGCTTGTTGGAGATGCCGCCCGGGCCGCCCAGCACCGGATCACCGGTTTCGAGTTGGTAGATGCCAGCCTCCCAGCTGACGACCTCTTGTAAATTCGCCATATCACGAGGCTCCGTGGTTGTAGTTGCCGTTGTAGGTTGCGGCGCCGTTGTAGGTAACGGGCGCCCGGGTGTAATCGAGCGCAGAGAGGTGGCAGCGGGTTGGGGCCATCTCTGCCAACAGGCGCTTGATGCGGTTGGCCTGTTCGGTGGTGACCGGGCGAGTCAGGATGACCCGATAGACTGCCCAGCGGGTCGGGTCGCCATGGGGTTCGTTGCCGTTGTAGCTGAGGGTGCCGTCATAGCGGCGGCCGGTGGCGCGCTCGATGATGGTGCTGTCACCAAAGCCCAGCACGTTCAGCGCTTCCTTGATGGCCCATGGGGTTCCCTTGCGCTGATGTAACCTGAACGAGGCTTTGATCAGCGCCCGCTGCTTGTCTTCCGATTCCGCCAACTCCCACCAGTCCACCGAGCGGGCCCATGCCAGCCAGGGCAGCAACGGCGTTGGGCAGGTATCGGCAAAGCGGGTGGCGGTAATGACTTCTGGTGTCAGGTGGTAGGCCAGCGCGGCGGCGGTCAGGTGCTCCAGCCGGGTTGCTGAGGGTGGCAGCAGATCGCGAGTGGCAGGCGTTGCCAGCGGCATGCGATGCACCTTGTGTGACCCCATGCCACCGGCATCGACCCCTTGGGTCGCCAAGCGAATAATGGTGGTGAACGGGTCTACCAATGGTGGTGCTAGTCCATCCTGTGCCAGTGTGATGGTCAGGGCTGGCTGGGTTGCTGCTGGCAGGGCTGGTGCCATCGGATAGATGATCTGGGCGTACTTGGCGATCGGTGTGCCCATTGCGCCGGTAAAGGCGGTTGCCACCTGCGCCAGCTTGGTTTTCAGCAATAGCGCACCTTGCTGACCGTCAGCCAGATCACCGATGGTCTGTCGCACCCTGGCTTTGTGGTTGCCGATGACGCCGAGAGCGAACCCTGCAGGAGCCAGCCGTTGCTGAATGGTCGGCGCCTTGATGGCATCAGGCTGTATCCCGCCTGTACCGAGCCGGGTTCTGACTCCCGCCGTGCCGACCATCCCCGCATCAAGCCCGGCAAGGGTTATCTGTGTTGACATGTCAGCCGCCCCCATGGCGAGCAGATCGCCCATTGTTGCAACCGTGGCCCGGATGGTCGTTGCCGGAGCGCCCTGTGCGCCATCGCTGATAGCGATGGCTTTGGTGCGGCTGGTCAGCTTGTTGGCCCCGGCTGCAAACTGGCTGATCCCGGTTGGCTTGGCGCGTTGAATGAGCGATGCCATCCCGGCCTGGCCTGCTTCTATCCCTGCCACTGTCAGGCCAACTCTGACCCCGGCAATGGCTTTTGGCGCTGGATCATCCAGGCCTTGCACTGTGCCCCGATAGAGAGCAGCCCCGTCATGTGACAGGGTGCTGTCGTGATAGGTGAGTGACCCGCGCCAGACGGGATAGAGGGTTGCCATCAGAGCTTGAAGATCTTATTGGGGCCGTTATCCCAGGCGATGATGATGTCGCCGCCGTTGGTGCTGACCGGCAGGCCCGCGGCGGTATCGAACAGGGCGATCAGCGGGCTGGTCGCGGCGTTGCCGGTGTCTTTGTAGATGGCGCAGTAGTTGACGTTGGCGGTTGGCACGGCAGTGAAGGTGACATCGGCCGCATCGAGCACGCCTGCGGCCACGGTTTTGCTGGTGAGGGTCTGCGGGGTGCCGACCACATGGGCCGAAATCCCGCTGTAGAACTCATCGCTGGTAAGGGTTGGCGAATAGGTGCTTTTGAGCAGGGCACACTTGAGGGTGTCGGCACTGGCATTGATGGCGCCGGTGAGAAACTTTTCGCGGCCTTTGTCATAGAGGGCGTTTGCCATGGTGGTGTCCTTAGTCGAGGGTGATGGAGGTGAGTTTGGCGGCCTGCTG